TTGGCTTCAGCCATAGCCTTTGTCCTAGGGTTATTACCTTTCTGAAAAGTCACAGTATTGTCCCATCTGCAATAGTCTATACAGCCTGTCAGATACAGATAGAGATACAGTCTGTAACGCAAGCCCTAAAGGCTTGCTACTGCACGGGACTATAAATAGTCCCTACTATCTATTAACCCGTTCAAACAGCCATTCCGAACGGTTTATAACAAAATTGTTATACAGATAACAGTTAAAACAGGACAAAATAGGACAGAACAGGGGCATAGGCTCTGTACGGAAAAATCTTTATCTGAGTTACCTATATCAGTTCAGCCCGACTTTAAACAGTCTGGGGTCATCTAGACCCCATCCTGTTTGGCTGTCGCCGTACAGATACAGTCTGGCTACACGCTGGACTAAGCAGTATCTGCCCCGCTATAAAAACAAATACCTGCGGGGGGCTGGGCTATTAATAAATCTGTTCCTGACTCGGGGCTGGCGCCTGTCGGCGCAAGTCTGAGCAGTGTTATAGAAAGTATCTATAACAGAAAGGAACCTATGTCAGAGTCGCTGGGTATAGCCATAACCAATATGTGCTATCAGTGCTATAGCCTTCAGGAACTCTGCCCTGACTGCCTTGACGCCAAGGACTGTCGGGACATCTATTCAGCCCATCAGATAGTTGATGAGAACTACGACTATCTGATTTCCACCTTCAAAGGCACCGTTCTCAGTCAGGTGCCTAACCGTACTGTTGCTAGCGGTGGCAGTATGGCTGAGCCTAGACCGCTCTCATCACCTAGTGATGAGCCTTCCGCCCACGAATGGGTTGGAGCAGTTACCAAACTACTCCGACCATTCAAGAACATTGACGGAACCATAGTTGACGAACGCTATGAGTTCCTTCCCCCTATCAGTAATCTGATAGACAGGATTCCAAATGACCTGGAAACCTCAGTCACTGTTCTTGACTACGAAGTGGCTTGCCCATCTTGCCACCTCTACTACAACGGCAAATCACTGGACACCTGTCCAATTTGCTACTAAGTCCAAAGGGCTAGCCCTGTCGCGAGCGACAGGGGCTTCGCCCACAAATAACTAAGGAGAATAAAATGGAGTACGCAAACAAGTTCAGTTTCCACAATGCTCTACTCAAGAGCATTACTGACCGTGGAAATTTCCTCACAGGTCAAGTTCAGTCCCGCCAGACCGAACGCACACCTGATGGCAATATCCGTTCACGCTTTATCGCATCACGCCAAGTGACCATCTATGACCCAGCATTGGTAGAACTTCTACGCAATGCCCTCACTGAGACTCAAGAAGTCCCAGTAAATTGCTCAGGTTATATGACCACCACAGTCCGTGAAAACGGCAAAGACAAAAAGCCTACCTGGTATGACAACCAGATAGTCACGGAACTTGAACTCATCTAGTTCCACCAAGCAGGGTGGGGGCCTCGGCCCCTGCCCTGCTTTCCCTTTAAACCACGGAGCCAAGTACTCACGGGAGATAAGCGAGCAACCACTATGTATTTAGATAATATGACAACACTGGCAATCATCATAGCGCTGGTATCTACAATGACTATGACAGGTATTGCTGTATACAAAGCCCATCAATGGGAGCAGGCATACCACGATATATACAGGCTATTAAAAATGGAAAGGGCAGCACGCAGATGATGACTGTCTATGCAACACGGCGCTGCGCTGTATGCCACAAGACTGGAACTATTATGGTAGATGAACAAGAATTGCTACACTATCTGCGTGGCAATTATGTTCAGGATTCTTTCAAGACTATGTCAGCACCACTGCGTGAACAGATAATTACAGGCACGCATCCTGAATGCTGGCAAAAAATGTTCGGAACAGAACTAGAGGAGACTATTAATGACTAACCTAGAAGCAGAATGTTTCAAATGTGGCGCTGCTATATGGGTGCCAAACTATGAGTATGTATCTGATAGAAACTTCTGTTACCCGTGCGCTAGTAGTTATATGGGGCACACAAGAGGCGTCAGCCTTGAAGAATTAGATAAGTTACGCACAGATACGGAGATAGAAAATGCGTGATGAAAATATACTATTAAATCTTTATGAGATAGGACAATGGTTGGATAAACTAGGGCAAGAAATACACGCTCTAAATCTAATAGTAACCGACCTTATAGCAACAGTTCCAGTATCAGTAGAAGCGTGGGATAAAGTAGGAGACAGGATATGGAAGTAGAGCAAGCATTGCTACCATCACAAATGGCAGCACAAGCCATATTACTCAGAGAGTTTTATGGTTTTGGCAAGAATGAAATGGCTATAGTTTTAAGAGAGTTAGTAACAGAATGTGATGAACTTGATTCTAAATCAAGTTTGATAGTGTTTCATCTAATTAGAAAAGCGCAGTTAATGTGCCGTAGCACAGAGGAGTTACAAAATGACAATAAACGCTGAAGAAGTATTAGCAATTCGTACTTCTGCTGCAAGTTATGCTAAACAATTTCTTGCCAGAAAATACAGAGAAGAATACATTGAATTGTATTCTGCTTACTGTAAAAATAGAGGACTAACTACAAGAGCAGACCGTAAACCAATGGTAGATGAAAGAGAGTTGGTCAGTGAATGAAGTTATCTTTCCGCACATCACAACAGGAATCACCTGGCTATACCTCATTGGCATTGGGTATTGCATATACAAATGGAGTACTAAATGAAGAACAAGTTAGCAAGGCTATTCAGTTGGGTATTGACAGTGTCATATGCAATCTTTCCAAGTCAGTCACAAGCAATGCAAGCAGCAGAACAGTTCTCAGACAACAACGAGTCGCCAAAGAATGTCCAGAAAGAAATCATATGGACCAAATCATTGAGCAAATACTATGCGAAAGCGTTGATGTCAGCACAGTATGAACAATGGGATACAAAATCAGAATTCCGTGCGTTGTCAAAACTATGGGGTAAAGAATCAGCGTGGGACCACACTGCTGATAACCCTAAGTCATCAGCGTATGGGATACCACAGTTATTAAAACTGAAACCACAAACGCCTGCGCCCGAGCAGATTGCTCGGGGCTTGGCGTACATAGAACATAGGTACGGCAAACCATCAGTAGCGTGGGCGCACTGGCGCAAACACGGCTGGTACTAAACAAAGGAGACAGTATGGCAAGACAAGGTAAAACAATCAATGTCAAAGTGCCAAGAACAAAAGTTGTTAAGGCTCTTGAACAAGCATTGATTAAGTTAGAAACTAATTATAAGAATCAAGATATAGAACAAAAAAAGTATGATGTTACCTATAAAAAATGGGAGCAACAAGTTATTAAACTTGCAATGGCAAAGTTTAATAAGGCAGTAGACTTAAGAGTTAATGCTCGTTACAATGGTAGTGTAAGTATTAACTTTGATATACCTGCTGGCGAAATTAATCTACCCGAAGAACCTTCGCGTCATTATGATTCTATTTCTGACTGGCAGTACAAAGAAAGCAAAGAGGAAATAGAAAACGCTATTCGTGTTCTCAAAATGTGTGAAGACGAATACATTAACACAGGAACCTACGGCAACATAAGTAAGTACTTATAAAGGAGACAGTAATGATAATCAAACATATAATAGAACTAGAAACAGTAATCAATGAGAACTCAGACGAGCCAAGTGTTTTGGCAATTAAAGAAATGCAAGAGCAGCAACGTCAACAGTTCTTTACAGAAGCAGCAACATCTTTTATTGCAGGTATCCTAAAAAATGCCAATGAAGGACATACTTGGGCAGAGATAAGAGTAGTAGACAAGGAGACAGTATGACCACAGAGGTAGTTAATAGACCACAGATATCAGTAAGAAACGAATCAGCCTGGATTAAATCTGGTGTGGCAGTGACAGCCACATCAGCCAGCGATGTAGCCAGACAAGCAGGACTTGACTGGTCGGTATCATTGCATCCAGTCACAACTCTTTATGAAATACCAGGACAGGGATTGCCTATGCATATCCCAGTCAACAACAAACAAGCAGTTGTTAAGACAACACCAACAGGTGAAGTAATACCACTTGGTATTGTCGGCAACAAGTACAAGCCGCTACAAAATGCTGAAGTATTCTCAGTGCTAGATACCCTGATTGATTCAGGAGATGCGCGGTATGCAGCAGCAGGTGAGTATGCAGCAGGTGCCAAAGTATGGATGCTTATGCAGTTGCCCATTGAAATGGAAATCAAGGGCGACCCACACGCAGCATTCCTGCTAGCCAAAACCACACACGATGGCAGTGGCTCTGTTCTTATCCGCCCTATTATTGAAAGGTTATTCTGCCATAATCAGATTAACAAAATCTATCGGGCTACTGATAAGAAGCATACCTATATGCTACGTCATACAACTAACTCTAAGTTAGATGTTAATGATGTTCGTGGCATTCTGGATATTGCTTACACAACTATTGATGACTATACAGTTATGTCAGAAGCAATGCTTGAGCGTCAGGTTACCCGCCAACAAGCAGTAGATTACTTTAAGAAAGTATTTCCACTACCTAGCAAGATAGAAGATGCACCTATTCCACTGCTATCTGCAGGTGAGAAGGTGCAACGCACCAATGCCCTCAACCACAGAGCCAGAAGCCTGGACATATACGAGAACAGTCCTACTCAGGAGAACATCCGAGAGACTGCCTTCGGTTTATGGCAGGCAGTTGTTGAGTATGCCGACCACGGCAAACCAGGTAAGTCAAGGTCACTAGGCGTTAGAACAATGTCAGGTGGCAGTGATAACCTAAAGATAAGAGCACAAGAACTAGCACTAGCATAGGAGACTAACAATGGAAATTATCTATACAGATAAAGACGGAAACACAGTCAAGTTCACAGAGGAGATGGCTATTGCAGCCATCACTGAACGTGATACCTTACGTGTATCATTAAATGATTGCCAAGATAGGTCAAGTAGATACTATGGCAAACTAGTAACAGTAAGAGAACAAGTCTATGAGTTCTTCAACTCTCGCTATAATCCTGATACAGATACAGCAATAGAATGTGAGATAGATGATGTTAATGAACTGCTCAAAAACATTGGAGCCGAAGAACTAAAGAAACTATGGACTGTCCACGGCACTATTAACTTTACAATTACTAACGTTCCCGCTTCTAATGAAGATGATGCATTTGATTATGCGATGAACGAATTAAATGTTGAAGTCAATGGTGATGCCGACTTAGATGACTGGACAGTAGACATCTCAAGCGCAGCACAGCAGTAACTAAATGCCCAAAATATCAGGGCATACCTATAATGAGGCACAGCAAACAGGTAAGTGTCTGGTAGGCAAACACGGTGAATGCAAGGGTACCGCGGTCATCGGTATCCACGCACTCAGGAGACTATGTGCTTGCCAATGCCACGCCGACTCAGATAGTTCAGAAGAAACCCCTTCCGTCATCTGATACTATCTGCTTACTGAGATGGGCTGGAGTTTGATTAGTCTCCTTTTCCAGCCCGTCTCTTTTATAAGGAGACAAAGAAAGATTTATGCGAGTAGAAATAGAACGGGATAGATATGGGCGTCCATTAATAATTCCCAAAGTAGGAGGTAAACCAGTTGCTTACACAAGAGCAACTACAATTGCTAACAGTTTAGATGACCCGTCAGCGCTGACTGCTTGGAAGATGCGTATGGCTGCAATAGGTTTAACAGTACGCAATGATTTACTACTAGCCATCAGCGCAGCAGGCGATGACAAGATGGCTATTAACAAGTTGATAGAAGATGCTATGGAAGTAGCAGGCGCTAGCCGTGCAGCCAACATCGGCACAGCACTACACGCAATAGCAGAGAAACTAGATTTGGGACAGTCACCTGGCCCAATACCAGAAGAATGGGCAGGAGATATCCGAGCCTATGAACAAACAACAGGACATCTTAAGAAGTTTTTTATAGAACAGTTCTGCGTGTTGGATAAGTACAAGATTGCTGGTACTCCCGACAGGATAATTGAATATAAAGGCGAGAAGTTCATTGCAGATATAAAGACTGGTCGCATTGACCACCCAAACAACATTGCTATTCAGTTAGCAATTTACGCCAACGGCTCCCCGTATGACGTTGCTACGGGTCGCCGTAGCAGTTGGGGTGATATCAATAAAGAGAAAGCAGTTATCATCCATCTTCCAGCAGGAACTGGTCTATGCAAATTAGTTTGGGTAGACATTAAAGAAGGTTGGAAGGGAGTACAATTTGCAATGAAAGTAAGACAGTGGCGAGACAAAAAAGGTCTTGCTACTCCATTTGAAGAACAGGAGACAATCAGTGGCTAGCACTGAAGCACCAATTAGTATCACAGTAAAAACACCAGCAGGTTCTCTAGTAACAGTCCGTGCAGAACACGGAGATGAACTAGACCAGTTAGTAGCAACAGGACTAGATGCAATCAAGTCAGCAGTAACAGAACTTGAAGCAGCAGCCAAGGGCGTAAGCCCAGTTCAGCATCAGCAGATGGCACCAGCACAGATAGCAGCAACTCTTGGTGCATCTATCATTGATACTCCAGTAGCCAGCGATGGCGGTTGGGGTTCAGCACCATCAATCAGTGGACGTAATTGTCCCCACGGCAGGATGACTGCTATACAGGGAACAGGTAAAGATGGTAAAACATATCGTGGTTATTTCTGTCCAGCACCTAAAGGTGCAATTGACAAGTGCAAAAATGTATATGTCAAAGCAGGAACACCAGAATGGAATACATTCGTAGCAGACCAAGTGAAGTAAATGCGTACACTTAAACGTAGCATTAACAAAGCAGAGGTAGGTGGAGAACCATTACCGCCTGCCTTTGCTGCATTTGAACGGGCAGGAATTATCCTGCGCCGTGCAGAAATTACAATGATTGCTGGCACTCCAGGTGCAGGTAAATCATCTATTGCGCTGGCTATCGCAGCCAGAGCAAAGGTGCCTACACTGTACTTCAGCGCAGATACTAACGCCCATACTATGGCTATGAGATTACTTGCTATGTCTACTCGTATCACACAGACAGCAGCAGAGCAGATGCTAAAGCGTGAGCCACAGCAAGCAGAAGAAGTTCTTACCTTGAACAATCATTTGTTCTGGTCTTTTGAATCCACTCCCACTCTTAAAGATTTAGATGAAGAGGTCAGTGCATTTGAAACAGTTTGGGGTAGAAGTCCTACACTGATAGTTGTAGATAACCTAATGGATATTGCAATGGATGGACACGAAGAATTCCAGGGTATGCGTGCAGCAATGAAGGAGTTAAAGTATCTTGCAAGAGATACCAACTCAGCCGTGCTTGTTCTGCACCATACCAAAGAAGGCTTTGATAACTATCCTTGCCAGCCTAGGTCAGCAGTGCAAGGGCTAGTTAATCAGATACCAGCAATGGTATTGACTATCGGTCAGATGAAACAGGGTGATGATACCTATCTCTGCGTAGCCCCAGTCAAGAACAGATACGGGCGAGCAGACCAGACAGGTAATAACTACGTCAGCCTAGCCTTTAACCCCGATAGTATGTATCTAGAAGATGTACAAATCAAATACGCACAGGAGACAATGTAATGGAAACTAAGATATGGGACTGTTCATTCAGCCAAGAAGACGTAGAAGTATTACTAGGTAGAGCACTAACAGATGGTGAATGGAACATAGTAGTTGATGAGTTGTATAATAACGATGAGTTATATAATTCTCTTCAAGAAATAGTAATTACAATAGTTAAAGAAGCACTTGTTTGAGCAGTGCATCTAAACGCAAAGGCAGCGGAGCAGAACGAGATGTAGTTGCTTGGCTTAAAGCCAATGGCTATTTGTATGCAGACCGCAGATTAGCAGGTGCTACCCTTGATAAGGGCGACATCAGTGGTATTCCAGGAGTAACAATAGAGATTAAGAACCACGCTAAGTTAGACCTTGCGGGCTGGATAGCAGAGTTAGAAATAGAAATGAAAAATGATGGAGCGTGGACAGGAACCGTGCTTCACAAACGGAAAGGAAAAGGAGACGTAGGTGAGTGGTATGCAACTATGCCAGCAAAGGTATGGCTCGCTCTCTTAAAACAAGCAAATGGAAAAACATAGTATTGCTGCATACCTAGAGTATGTAGGCGCCGCCGTGCCATCGGGTGGGCACGGCTGGCGCAAAATAAAATGCCCATTCCACCCAGATAAACACGCATCTGCTGGAGTTAACTTTGATGAAGGTAGATTCAAATGCCACGGATGCGGTGTCGGTGGTGATGTTTACGATTTAATTATGCACAGAGAGGGAGGTAACTATCGTGAGGCTGTCAAATTCGCAGAGACAATTTCTCCTACAGGCAGCGACAGAATACGCCAAACACATAAACCAAGCAGCAGATTATCTAGCAACACGGGGTCTGTCGGTAGACGAAGCAAGGATGTTTCATTTAGGAGTAGTGGACAATCCATATCCAGGACACGAAGGCTACAAGGGTAAGTTAGTAATTCCATATATCACCCCATCAGGGGTAGTTGACCTACGCTTCCGTAGTATCAGGGGTGAGGACCCCAAGTACATAGGACTACCAGGGGCAAAGACAACTATGTTTAATGCACAGGTAGTACTAACAGCCAACGGCTACATTTGTGTAACCGAAGGGGAGATAGACTGTATTACAGTAGCAGCCAAGACAGGGCACCCAGCCATAGGTATTCCAGGTGCTAACAATTGGAAACCGTACTACACAAAAATACTTGACGACTTTGATACAGTTATCGTATTAGCAGATGGTGATAGCCCAGGACTAGAGTTTGGCAAAAAGATAAGCAGGGAGTTAGGCAACGTCAACATTATTCAAATGCCCGAAGGGCACGATGTAAACAGTATTGTTCTACAAGAAGGGGCAGGGTGGCTAGATGAAAGAATCAGAAAATGCTTCATACGATAGCGAGCCAGAAGTATGGGATTACATCAGAGAAAACCCTAGAATTATGGGGCTACCACTATCAGATAGCAAAGCAATAGATATCTGCACAGCACTACTAGATGTTTACGAAACTCTCAACAGAGACCCAGAAGCAGCCAAGACTTTACTCGGTCTACTAGCCACAGTTCTAGTAGGTTCAGCAGAGGGACAGGGCAAGGAAGTAATAGAAGAAGTAATGGTTATAGAAGCAATGCAGGATATAGACCGTAGGTTGAAAGGGATATTAGATGAAGGACGCTGAACATCTAGAAGAAATCTTAAGCCAACTAAGAATTATAATGATTAGGAAGCATCAAGACTACGGCCCATACAACATAGCCAATGCTCCTGGCGGGGCAATGAACGGGCTGATAGTCAGGATGCACGACAAAATGACACGGCTAGAGAACCTGCACTACAACCACAAAGGCAACACGCCGAACTATGAACCTATTGAAGATACCCTGCTTGACCTAGCAAACTATGCAATAATAGGACTAATGGTGCAAAGAGGATACTGGGAAGGCTTGAATGGCACAGGAGTACATAGCGGAATATGACGCTTTAGTAGCGTCACTAGCAGTGGAATACCATAGGCGGTATCCGATGCTAGAAGCCCTAGATATACAGCAAGTGCTGTGGCTATGGTTCCTGACCCATCCCCGTAAGTATGCTGAATGGTCTGCATTAGAACGGAAAGATAAAGATAAGTTAATAGCCAAATCCCTACGTAATGCTGCAATAACATACTGCGAAAAAGAAAAAGCAAAGACAGTTGGCTACGAGATACTAGACCTGTATTACTATGATGCCACAGTTATAGAAGCATTCCTGCCCAGCATTATCTCTGAAACATATGAGATGCCAGTCAAGATAAAAGATTTAAACTTCAAGTTCAATAAGACAGAGCCAAGCAATGACGGCAACAACTGGCTAGTGCTCCGCTCAGACATAGCATCAGCCTTCTACAAACTATCAGAGGCTAAACAAAATGTTCTACGAATCAGATTCAGCACAGATAACAACGAGTGGAGTCTGATTGCTAAAGATTTAAAAACAACACCAGATGGTGCACGGATGAAAGTCCAGCGTGCAGTCAATTCATTAATCAGAAACCTAGGCGGTTGGCGCCCATTCCCAGATGAAGACGGCCCAGTAATAGAAGAAGATGAAGATGAGCCAACCGAAACACATTAGAGACCTGTTCCATATCAAGGACTACAGCAAGGCAATGGACTTGCGTGGTGAGCCAACAGAAGTATGCGCTTGTGGATGTGATGTCTTTATTATGTTAGGTGGATTTGTAGATTCAGAGTTAGCGTTTTACTTTACAGACGGGGAGTGCGCTAGTTGTGGCAGTATGTTAACTCTGCCCACCCCATCAGGAGAGGACTACGGCATTGCCACTTTATGATTTTCAATGCAAGGCTTGCGGTGCATTGACAGAACAAAAAGACAACATACCCCCAGCCTGTCATCTTTGTGGAGAGATGATGATTAGACTATGGACATCAACGCCAGTGCACTTCAAGGGCACAGGCTTCTATGTAACAGGAGGATAACAGTGCCATATTACGGACGGGATATAACAAAGAATACTTCTATACATATGGGATACTCATTTAGATTTGCACTTGGGTTTACCATAACTAGGTATGGATTTGATTTAGATTTAGGTCCTGCTTGGATATCTATTGAGTTTAATAGATTATTCAAAAGACATTATGGGTTTGATTTGGATGACGAATGATAGTAGAACTCAGCCAGGAAGAAGTCAGAGTCTGCACACTGCTAGCAGTAGAGCGTTGGCTAACTAAGTTTGGCTCACTAGATAAACCTAACTATGCAGAGGGTAAAAGGTTGGGTAAGTTAGAGCCAGAACTAAATGCAAACATCAGAGCAAATGTATCTGAGTGGGCAGTAGCCAAAGAGTATGACCTAACTTGGTCTGTGCCGTGGTATCCAAACAGCCTGCACAAACGGCGCAAGAACATATCAGATGTAGGAAACTTTGAAGTCAGAACTGTCAGAACTCAGACAGCCATACCTTTCTGGGAGAAAGACAAGGACAGAATCATCTTCGGCACAAAGGTGCTAGATGTAGAGTACTATTCAAAGGTGGAGATATACGGTCAGTTCAAGGGCTCTGACTATATGACTCCAGAATATAGGGATGAGTCCATCAGTGGATGGCGAGTCCCTGTAGAACTTCTCTCCAGTTAGGGGAAGACTGGGAGAAAGCAAAATAGACCCCCTATCCAATTAAGGTAGGGGGTCTATTTGTGTCTGTAATCGCCTTATACGGCGTTTAAAGGGCTACTCAGCACCTCTGCCAAACTCAGGGGCAGATGGGTCTAACCACTTCAATACTGGTCCAAGGAAGCCAGCAAGTGCTGCCGTTCCTAAAACCTTAAGGTTAGTCTCTCCTGCTAGGTAGAGTGCGATGGCAGCGGCTGCTGCGGCACGGAACCAAGTCAGCGATACTTGCTTTAGTGTTTCCATTAGATTGCCTTTCGTTTTGTATTGTGAACCTTACAGCAGGTGCATACTGGTACCACTGTGGTACTAGCAGTAACCTTCTTTTTAGGTTGAGGCTGCAATATAGCCCTAACCTGATTCACAACTTTAGGTTGATTCAGCCACCAAAACCAGGGGCTAGTGTCGTTGCGATGAGTATCATTAATAGAAATATGTAGATGCTTATCGTGAGGATTACTACCTGTATATTTCCTATTGCCTTCTTTGCGTCTGGTTCTTGACCAAATTTTTTTATTGTATATGAGGTAATCCACTCGTTCATCTTCTTTAAGTTTTTCAAAAATGACAGCACAATCAATACCATTCTTAGGGTCGTGGGTAATATCTACTGCTAGCCCAGTATTGTGGTCCGAATTCGGGCTGGCTTTCTGATGCGCTAACGAAGGCAACAACCCGTCTGACAGTTTCTTGCGCTTCGGATACAGCGCTGTCGCTTGACGGAGCACAGCAATAGCAGCAGGTGACGCTACTTTGACTACAGGTTTCATTAGATGTCTTCTTCATCGTCTTCCCAATCAGGAAGGATAGGTACTATTGGTTCTATTGGATTGTCTTGTGGTCTGTATATAGTCATCGTTTTAGCGCTTCCTTTACTAGGTCAGTTAACAACTCTACTTTGGTCTCTAATAAATCAACTTTATCTTTAAGACTAGAGCCACCATTAGGTTTTAATTCATATAGGTAATGCTTTACTAACCAGCGTACACCGCCAGCAAATCCAGCAACTAAAGTAAATACGGCTACGGCTAGTCCAGCCCATTCAGTAGGTGTCATTACACAGTCCTTATAAGTATATCGAGTCTTCCTCCATAGCCAGAAAATCCTCTATCTGGTGGAGTCATACGAGTGAAAGTAATTTGTTCTATTACAACCTGACGGCTTTCGCCAGTCTGTAAATCCTGCCAAGTTACAATGTCTCCATTTTCTTCAATGGATTCTAACTGTCCTATACGGTCATTAGCACGACCTTCATAGCCAACCATTACATTGTATTTATCTGTTTCTACGTCATAACAGAAAACAGGAAACTTGATTACTCGCTGTCTTGGTGTAGCGATAGTAGCCTTTGCCTGATAGCCCTTGAAGATAGGACCTTTAGTATTATCAGTGCCATCTCTATATAGAATAAATTTATAGGCTATGTATTCTTGCGCCCCTGGTGGCTGGCTAGTAGTTACTTCTACTGGCGGAACTGATGAATCATAACTAACCACATCATACTCAGTGCCTTCTGCATCTACAGTTTCTAAAGTCATAGAGCCAAAGTCAAACTCACCGCGCCCTATCAGGCGTTTAAAGTTCTTAGGTTCTAATGTGTTGTATCTGATAAAGCCTGTCTTTATGTAACCGCTAGTTACTTTTTCTGCATTTCTTTCTATCCAGATACCGTCACCTGTTACAGCAAAAGCCACCCTGTCGCTAGAGCCCAGGAAGGCTACGCTTGCAGCAGTAGATGTAGTATTAGTAGCCACTAAATCTGTGGCATATGGAAAGAGTAATGTTCCTAATTCTACAGATAAATCAATACGATACAGTCCTGCCTCAGTACCTACCAGCCCTGATACATAAGCAAATCTATCCCTAAATGCTACGCCTTTGAAGTCACCTTCAATGATTATAGGGCCATACTTTATACTGCCATCATCTTGGACTGCTGCGACTCGAACACCTTTGCTAGTGCAAATAACCATATAAGTGCCAAGGTATACATCTATAGCATTTACTATTTCAGTTACAGGAAACTGGGCTATCTCGGTAGGTGTAGTCAAAGTAGGAAAACCTAAAGCAGTAGTTCCTGTAGTTAAACCAATTTTAAATATAGCGCTATTGGTGCGATTCTTGCCAGAAAAATAAATAGCATTAGGTCCTTCACAGATACTAGTCCATACCCAAGCGCTAGTAGGATGGGTAAAGGTAGCAGTAGGCAGCGCTGTAGTAGCGTGACTACCAGACGGGGCTATATTAGGGTTAAGTTCATAGATACTATTTGCTACACCAGCCATCAAACGCTGTTTAACAAATCTAACAACAACACTGCTAGTACCAGTAGCATAAGTAGTGTCATCTGATGTAGTGCCACCAATATTACCTACGTGAAGAGCGGTAGTGCAGGAAGCAAAGTATCGAGTTCCGTCTGTTGTTACACTTACAATAGGTTGATTAGTATGCGCTGCTACTAAAGTATATGTGCTGGTAGTAGGTGTATCTCCCGACATAGTAATTTTCTTAAGGTTAACACCGTCAGCAAATACAATACAGTCATTAGTGCCATCATTAGCGCTTATAACTACTGGAGTACTGCTAGTCGAATAGGTTTCTACTGTGTCATTTAGGAGAGTTACTTGACCCTCTATCCAGACATCTACCCCTTTGCTATCGGCAAAGCGAGATGTGCCTTCGCCAGGAATAAGTGCTGGGTCATAAAAAGTAATGCCAGTCCCTTCGTGAAAAGAGGACTGGCTACGGAGCCACCAACCAGTGAGCGACTGCTCACCAGGTTCAGTTTGATTATCAAATTGTTCTTTCCTGTAAGGAGCAGTCTGACGGATGTAAGGGTTGGAATCATTAATAGCATAGATGAATGGCATACCACCGATAGCAACATCATAGGCTATATCAGTATTCTGCCAGATAGCATCAGTAGCAACTACACCAACATCAACAGCAATCGCTCTACTAGAGCGACCTTCTGTAATATCACGACCAGCCACTTATTCTCCTTTTATTTTTTTACTACCCATAACTGCCAGTTTTTACAAATTAAAAAAAGTTCGTCTTTATGTCTTTCAAGAAATGAATTAACGCCAGGCATAGGGCGATTAGCATCGCCTGTCCCATCGTTCCACTCATAGTCATCAAAGGCTAATACGCCACCTGACTTAAGACATAGCCAAGATAATTCAGCATCAAGCAGAGTGCCTATGGCAGTATGGTCAGCATCTATGTAAATAAAATCATAGTAATCAAGCGGGGCTTGACGCAAGAAATCAATAGTCTTGCCCTTGAATTTAGTTACATTAGTGTAAGTCTTTAACTTATTATCATATGTTAATTCAACATCGTTAAAGTCCATACTGTGGTGGGCTTCTTCATTAGAACCCAGCCAAGTATCTACATCAGTTAGATGACAACCTTCATTAGTAAGTACATTGTTAAGTAACCATACGCTAGCATCACCAGTAAAGGCTCCTAGTTGCAGGAACTTTAAGTCTGTTTTATCAGATAGTCTAAGTAGTAAATCTGCAAAGTTCTTCTGGGCTGTTGAAGCAAACCAGTTAGGATACTCTACTTTACTCTGCTGCATTTTCTTGCTCTTTAAGTTTTGTCTTTAAATGTTCATTAGCCCAATACAATGCATAGTAGTCATAGTCAACGCTAAAGCGTTTCATATGCTTTACCAGTGCTCCAGTATGGGCGTGCAGTGGTATGCCAGCCTTCTTCATACGGCGGAAAAAGATAATATCTTCGCCGATAAACTTATTGTCTTCGGCATCACCGCGTTCCATAAACATAGACTGACCAGGATAGGCAGCCCTCATCTTAGGAACTATAGACTTATGCATAAGCACAAATCCAAAGCCTGCTGAGTCACACCTGATTACCTGATTATCTGGTAATGGGTGGTGATAGCGGACTTCAAACTCACTTACATCATCAAACAGAACTGGAAACGGGCGCATAAGACTGCCCTCATTTTCCTTAGAAATAAAGTAGACACCGCTAACTACTGGACGATTTACCTTATCGGCTGTCTGCCAGAGTTTATGGATAGCCTCAAGGCTTAGAACTATGTCTGAATCTACCCATAGTATCCAGTCTGTCTTAAGTTTATCTGCCCAGTAATCAAAGAGTATCTGGCGTTGTCTGCCTATCTGATTACCCTGCACACGTATGCTGGTAGTAAAGCGCATACCGTTGTTAGGACCAGCAATTACTGCTGTCATTAACCCTTCAGTAAACTTACCATCGGTAGTCCCATTGTCGCACCAACCGATAGCCACTGTCTCTTGTTTTTGTATCATTGTCCCCTCTATTCTTACTTAGTTAAGTGCTGAGATTTCGTCTGGTGTTAAACCGAGTGCTGCTAGTTTGGCCTGAGCACTTGCCTTAGCATCTGCCTTTGCTTGTGCTGCTGCTTCCTCTGCTGCCTTGATTTCTGCAAAGGCTGCTGCATCTGCTTCTCTCTGAGCAATCTCTTCAGCAGTTAGTTCTACCTCAGTAGTTACCCCAGTTGAGCAGTCTACGATTAGTTTATGTGTCATTGTTTTCCTTTCGAGTTAAGAGTTTTTGATTCCGTATAGGGTGGCTGTTGAGTATTGAACGAAATTACCAGAACTAGGAATAATTGTAACTCTAGTTATTGCTGAATTTGATTGCCAAAGACCTGCAGCAAAAGCGGCTTCCGCAAAAGTAGCATTATTTTCATTTACTCCGTCTACCGATACTGATTTGTAAGTGCTTGATGAAGCATAATTGGGTATGTATATTGACATATTACCGAAAGTTGATGCTGTTTGGTCTGACCTATTTATTCCAATTGGTCTAACATAAGAGGAAGTTCCATTAGAATTATCACTTACAGCAGAACTTCCATCACCATATAGTCTACGCCAAAGTTTATCGCTTGCTGTTGAATTGTTAAAATAGATTTGTGCAACACCATTAGCAGCATCTACACGAGCGCTTAAATTTATTGAAATATCTGTATAAGTGGAAGCGATATTTTGAAAATCAATACTTGCAGCCCCACCACTACCCACAGTTACTGTGGCTATTGCTTTATATGTGTTAGCCATTATGCCGCCTTTCTAAAATTAGTTGTCATAAGGTCACGCACTTTTGATTCCGTAGAGGGTGAACATACTTCCAGAACTATAAGTTCTAGAAGAATCTAAAGAAATCTCAATAGCAGTAATAGCAGATGTGCTACGCCATAGACCAACCGTTGCTCCTGTTTCAGTTCCAGCATCGGCTTCTCTCCATAATACTGTTTTATATGTTGTTGTATTTGAGTAATTATTAAAATTCCAAATTACTTGTTGCACATTATTTTGTATCGTAGAGATAGCGCTGTAATAAAGTTTAGAGTTATTTGTTCCGCGCTCACTATAAGCAGTGCTTCCGTTTCCTGCTAACCAAGTCCAAGAATAGTTTGAACCAGTATCGCTATTTATCCTTATCCAAGGGTCAGTAGCAACAGATACTCCAGTAATGCTGGCAACCAAAACCAAATCAGTATATGTGCCAGGAATTGTAGAAAAGGTAACGGATGCGGTAGCAGTAGAAAGCGTTGTCGTTGCTATTGGTTCATAAGTTGCTGGCATTATGCGCTCCGTATTCCGTAGAGGGCGAAGTGGGAGTATTGGGCGATGTTATTAGCAGGAGGGTAAAACAAAATAGATGTTATTGCATTTGTGTTTCTCCACAGACCCGAGATAAGACCTAATTCACCCATTCCGTTCATATCTACACCAGTCAAGTTTCTTAGTGTCTTATATTTGTTCGTGTCTTTGTAATCTAATATATCAACTATTCCTCCACCGAAAGCATCGGCTAAACCGCTTTTTGAACCATAAACTGCGTACATCAAACTTTGATTCGCGCCATTACCAGCAGCAGCAGTTGTACCATTTCCTGTTATTTGATGCAGCGCATAATTACTACCCGTGTCCCCATTAAGACGCATATAAATAACTTCATAGTCTTTTGTTGCTGAGGTAGTAGTTTTCAAGATAGCGCGTACTTGTAAGTGTGTGTAGGTGCTAGGTATAGAAGTAAATTCCACATTCGCAGCACCACCGCTACCAACGCTTACAGTAGCAATAGACTCAAAGTCGCCAACATCTCCAAACTTAGAACTGGCAATAATTCCTAGAATTGGCATTAGGCAATATCTCCTACGATAGTAAAGCCTGTACTTGTAGTAGTGCAGATAATTGAAGCAGAACTATATTGTACTCTAAGTTTAGGAGCAGTCGAAGTTGCTCCAGTTGATGTGATAGTCACACCAGAACCTTGAGAAAACGTTACTTGTCCTGCTCCTATTTGCTGTACGTTAATAACATCTCCTACAGTAAATACGCTTGGTGGTATTGTTATAGTAATTGCTGCAGCGTTAGATGCTGTGACAAGTTTGTAAGTAGCATCAGCAGCAACCAGAGTATAAGTAGTTCCAGTCTGTGCGTTTAAAGTAAGGCGCTGAGTTGGAGTTGTAATGGTAGGTGATGTAAGTGTTTTGTTAGTAAGAGTATCTGTAGTTGCTCTACCCACTAAAGTATCTGTAGCGGTAGGTAAAGTTACAGTTCCAGTATTAGAGATGGTAGAAATAATAGGAGCAGTTAAAGTTTTATTAGTCAGAGTTTGGCTACCAGTAAGTGTTGCTACGGTTGAGTCAATAGATACTGTAGGAATTGGACCAGTGCTACTTGCTACTGTAATTCCTGTGCCAGCAGATACTGCTGTAATATCTCCAACATCATTAGCAATCCATTCAAGTCCTGTTGCTGTTGCGCTATTAACTGCTAAGACATAACCAGCAGTAGAAGCAACAGGCAAACGTGCTGCCGTATCTGCAGCGCTTGCTACAATCAAATCACCTTTAGCATCAAAGATAGTTGCTTGAATTGCCGATGCTGCCGAAATTGCACTTGCCGCTGCAGATGCTGCGGAAGTAGCAGCACTAGAGGCAGAAGTAGCAGCAGCCGTTGCACTTGCTGCAGCAGATGTTGCCGAAGTCTGGGCAGCAGCAACGCTGGCTGCCATAGTGGAAGCAGAAGTAGCAGCCGAGTTAGCCGAAGTTAAGGCTGAGGCAGCAGAAGTACTTGCTGAGTTAGCAGAGGTTAAAGCCGATGAGGCTGAGGTAGCAGCCGAAGTAGCAGAGGTTGCTGCTGCGCTAGCCGATGTAGCAGATGAGGTAGCACTAGTTGCCGCTGCTGTAGCAGAAGCCGCTGCAGAAGTAGCAGAGGTGGCTGCGCTAGTAGCGCTTGTGGCTGCTGCTGAGGCACTCGTTGCCGAGGCTGTGGCGCTATTAGAGGCACTTGTAGCACTGGTAGCAGCAGAAGCAGCACTTGTAGCAGCCGATGCTGCTGAAGTGGCTGCAGCCGTTGCTGACCCTAGAATGCTATCTACATAATCCTTAGGGGTAGCAGAGGAAGCAACCATACCTGCGCTAGATAGACCAGTGATGACAGGGCTACCAGAGATGATAGGGCTGGTCAGGGTCTTATTAGTCAGGGTCTGGGTAGCATCAACAATGACTACCGTACCTGTGGTATTAGGTAGGGTGATTGTATTGTCCTGAGTAGGGTCAACTACAGTCAGGATAGTCTCGTAAGCATCAGCCGTAGCACCCTCAAAAGATATGCTTGCAGCAGCAAGCGGAGTACCAGTAAAGGTAGGGTCAGAAATTGTAGGGCTAGTAAGAGTCTTGTTAGTCAGAGTCTGTGTCTTGGCTGTACCTACTACATCACCTTCACCAGATGCAATGCCGTGCATTGACTGGGCATTACCTGCGCCATCATTATAAGAGGCAGCAGCCTGGGTATGTAGGTTGGCATCACGGAAGTCTCTACCGATAGCCATATGTCTTACTACTGCACCTGCTGAGTGTGACTGTGCAGATGAGCCATCAATGGCTCTGGTTATTGTAAATGTATTGGTAGATACCGCCGTAGCATCTACGATTTCTTCAAGAGCAGTATCAACATCTATAACTAAAGTATATGTTCTGCCTGCGGGGATTGTTACACCACCAAGCAAGGCTGTGCCTGATACTACTGTCATAGTAGCAGCACCTGCGGTTATAGCACTAGTCAGTGTTGACTGTTGGCTACGGGACGAGTATTGACGTGTTGGCATTTATGTTCCTATCGGGCGCTGTAATGAAGTCGTGGGGGATATTGAGTCTGTTGCTTTAATCTTTCCTCGTTAAGGCGTTGAGTATAAAGAGCAAACAACTGACGCACTGCATTATTGCTAGCGCCAAATGGGCGCTTAGAATCAATCTCATCAGCCTGTGGGCTGTATTGAGCAGCACGGGCTGGGTCTAGATATTGTAGTAATCTGTAAGAAGCACCAAGAATTACCACATCTTTTACAGTTTCAGATAGTCCAGTCTGTGTAGAGAAATCCTGATTAGTAGCAGTAAATGGAGTTGGATGGGTAGCATACATAACCTTAACGGTTCTACCAGCAATAATAACATCGCCAATAGTTACAGTCTGGCTACCACTGCCAGTCCAAGTCCCTGGAGTAGCATCTGCAAACGGGTCAAAGTCATAACGCTTAACGCGTATCCATTCTTTAGTAGGTCCTATGTCCTGCCAAGAAATAGCAAGTATGTTTTCTATATTTAAATTATTAAAATTATATGTAGTAATGGCTGCGTTGTATGTAAATGTAGTCTGTTTAGCAGCATATATGCTGGCGCCTACGGCTTCAATAGTATCGTTAATAGCCTTCTTAATACTGTATCTTGGGAAGATAGGGCTAACAGTTACCTGGGTATCTACGGCAGCAGTAGCAGCAGTAGTTCCAAGATAGCCACGCCCGTAAGGAGCAATGGTAGCAGTGTTAGCAACACGGTCTACGCTATCTATCCAGAGTAATTCATCACCAATCTCAATAACACCTTTGCCAAAATCAGCAGTTGAGCCAAGGCTTAGCACTGTAGGAGATGAACTAGGTGATGTTAATGTAGTAACAGCAGCAGTTAAATGTGTGCTTCTATCCTGTTGGAAGGTGTATCCAGACAGATTAATCTTAACTTCATCTATCATCTCGGCTAATGTGACTGTCATACGTTAATACTCCTTAACGCTGCTAGAGGTGAAAGGTTAGTTGTTCCAGCAAGTTCATTGCAGATACCTCCCAAAGCCTTAAAGTCTTTAGGCTGACGGGCACTATCTGCTTCTAGATTTAATGCACCAATAAGTGCTTTACCTGTTGTCCCTGCGTATTTGTTGGCAGCACCAGTAGCAGCCAGGTATGAAGTTAATACTGGATATATTCCACTATTTGCCAAGCGATTTAGTTCGCTTGTAAATGAACTACCTGCTGTGCCTGTCGCCATTATCTATACCTTGCCGTTTTCTTTGCGATTGACTTGGGTTGTTTAACAAACTGCTTGCCTTTTTTATTACCTGCTGCTTTGGCTTTATTAGTTGCAGCCTTCTCGGCTGGGCTTAAATTAGCCCACGCTTCAGTAGGCAAATATCTTTTCTTGCCTTTAGAAGGCTTACCGTCTGAAGTCTTCCACTTTTGTTTAGTCCAGTTCTTTAATGACTTCTGTGACTTAGCCAATGGCATTACTTGTAACCTCCGCCAGCCTTCTTGTATTGCACAGCAAGCAACTGTGCCTTACGGGCAGACCATTCTCCTGGGTCTCCACCCTTTGAGCCAGCCTTAATCTTATTAAATAGCGCTTTACGCATACCAGGCTTAGTGTAGTTGCCAGCCTCATTAACTTTAGATTTAGTCTTAGGTTTTGCTTTGGCTTTCTTCTTCACCACTTCACCTTATCTGCCCAGTAAGCAGCAGACATCTTTCCTTTGGCAATGTTCTTTGAGTGGCGTGCTTTAAATGATGCACGCTTCTTCTTCATCCTGTCAGACTCACCAGCCTTTGGTTTGCCAGCAGTCTTAGCGCCTTGTTCGCCAAAGCGAATAGTCTTTACTTGGCTGCCTTCTTTAGCCACAACAATGTGTGACTTCTTTGGATGGTTAGGTGTGCGCTTAGGTTTATTGAAACCTGATACGCCTGCTCTCTTAAGCCTTGGGTCCGCCATTGTTAGTCCTTAGTCGTTATATAAATCGTATTGAGTTTTGCGGTATTTACCTGTATTGTATAACCATTCATATACTTTATCTACATTAGATTGGTCATCAAAGTTATTACGTGCTTTAGGTTTTTTAGATTGAGCGCGACTTTTAGCGCTTGCTTCTTTTTCTTTCCTACGTCTGTAATTACCAGGAGTTTCACCAGTACTTGAGATTAGACTCATTTGTTTTCCTTCTTATACTCTCCGTATTTACCTAGTATTGCTCTTACTGTTCCATTCTTGTTTAACCGCACCACGTATCCGTCTTTGATTTGCACGGAGTTAAAACCGCGGTGCGGTTTCAATTGTCCTGATGACATTATTTCTGTTTACCTTTTTTGTCATAACGTCTACCTTGGATAAGGGCTCCTAGTAACTGACCTAGTTCTTGTCGTTGTTTTTCGTTTGCATCAAAGGCTCTCTTATCAGCACCTGGGCTTACGTCAGCAGATGCATTAGATGCTTTCATATAAGCACGACCAAACTGTTTCAATTCTTTAGAAAGATTACCAAAGTAACCAGATGATGAACCCACTCTTGTTGCCATAATTATTTCTTACCCTTCTTCATAGCGCCTTTAACCTTCTTCAGGTTGGGGTTTTTCTTCTTGGCTGCTGCTGAGGCTTTGCGGGCTCCAGATGCGAGGATTGCACCAGCACTCTCCATTGACACACCTTGTTTCTTGGCGATTGATTTCTGTGCTGCCTTGAAGCCCATTCCTTTTTTTGCTTTCATTACTTCTTCTTGCCCATCTTCTTCATTGCGGCTTTCTTCATACCCTTTTTCATAACCATCTTCTTACCTGACTTCTTGGCTTCTTTCTTTGCCATAGCCATACCTTTTTTGCCGTAAGAAAATTCTTTTCCGTTTACCATTGGCATATTATGCTCCTAGTTGATTTAGTACTTCTGCTGATTTTTTAGTTATATGTTTTGTTGGTGCCATTTTGTTAGAGTCATATGGTTTACCCAATATGTCACTAGCCTTTACTGCCTCCTGAATCTTCTTCATAGAAGTTCCAGCAGGCTGAATGCCTTGGGCTCTCGCCTCTTTATAGGCATCCAATTCTTTATTAAATGCTTTAGTCGGCATACTTCTGCGACTATCTGCATCTCCAGCATTCATCTGTAAACTTAAACCTTTGCAACCAAAGCATCCTTCAACTGGCTCAGGGTGATGTTCCCAATGTTTCATATCGCTGTAAAGTTACTTTCTGTTACTCCTACACCGCCAGCAATAAGCGCTGCCTTTGTAGCCTCATCTACTGTGTAGTTATAGCCACCACGATAGTAAGCAGGATAACTATCAAAGTCAGCATCTTGTAGATATCTAACCTGTGCATATCCACCAGTAGGTTTTAAAACTATAGAAATACCTCTATCAAGTTTATAGAAATGAAATAGCCGTCCACTACCAGCAGGACCTTCTTCAACTGTTGGAGTTGTAAAGATATATTCAGTCATAAGTCCTCCTAATGAACTCACCCCGAAGGGTAGGCTGTTCTAATATGCCTACCCTGCAGAGTCAATCAACTAGAGAGCAGCGATTGAAGAACCAGATTCAATACGATACAGTGCTTCTTCACGATAACGTGCAAAGCCGAGTACGCCGTACCAGCCCATTGGGCGGAAGCGCATCAACTTATCGGTTACGTTTCCGATAACAATGTGTGGCTCTTCTGCAACAGCCTCAGCAAGTGCTTGCTGTCCGCAGAGAAGAGTATCAAATACACGGGTTACTGGAGTTACGGTTACAACTGTTGTTGCGGTAACTGCAGCAGTGTTGGCTGTATTTACAGTGAATGTAGTGGTTGAGCCAGATGTGCTGATTGCAGTAATCTTGGCACCTGAAGCGATACCAGTTCCAGCAACCTTGTCGCCTACCTCAGCACGAGTTGCGATAACAGCAGAAGAAGCAACACCGAAAGTGAAGCCTGCTGATGTACCTGCAACGGTTACTGCGGTTGTAGCGAGAGCAGACTGGTCTGCACCATCTTTAGCATTTGGCAAACGAGAAGACTCAACAAAGAATGCTCCTTCGTAGTCGCCAATTTCTCCTGCCCATACGTTATTAACGGCTGGGTCAGAGTTAATGTGAGCAAAGTTCCAGCCTAGGTTTCCAGACTCTGCACGCAGGTCGTGGGAAACTTCTGGGTGGATTCCGCACCAGTAGTAAGAACCACGGCGAGCCTTGGCCTTATTAGCACGGAGTTTAGCAACAGCCTTACGGATGTCTGCTGAATCAATTGTTGCTGCAGCAGAAATTGTTGCAGTGCTTGTAGCGGTGCTTCCGCTGTAGATTACGTTAGTTCCGCCAGTTAGTGTTGTTGAAACAACCTGGTCAATAGAATCAGCAAGGTTGTATGCAATGATGTTTGCAATTGCTGGGTCTACGTCTGCTAGTGAGAATAACTCAAGAGCGCGGGTTACTAGGACAGCATTACCATACTCGTTAAGAGTAATGGTTACTGATGTCGGAGTTGTTAGAGCAACTGCATCTGGGTCAGTTGTCTCTGTTAGTGTTGAAGTTGCTGCATCCAAATCAACATAGCGCTGTAGCACTACAGTTGAACCTGGGATTGCTTGACGGGCAGGACGCTTATCTGCGACAGAACGAAGTAGTGGTTCTGAGCGGAGAGCGAATTCTAGAAGGCGGTCATACGCCTTCTGTACTAGACCTGCGGCGCCAACTGTTCCACCGAGAGATGTGCTCGCGGTAGATGTATATAGGTTTGCCATTAGGTTTCGTCACCTCCAAGTGACTATGAACTATTAGGAGTTGCGTAGTAGGTGGATTAATTCATCCATTGAATCTACGTTATCTAAACGAGATGCCATATCTACGGCTTTGTCTGGAGTCATACCGCCTTGGGTTAGAACATCTTGCTGACGTAATGTAGCAAGGTCTTTCTGCGTATTCTCATTCTGAGCCTGTGGGGTATAGCCAATTAAATCTCCGTTATCACGGAGCCAAGAATCAATAGATTCCTCTGTGGCATCCTCTACATCTTTCAAAATAAGGCGTGCAGCCTTAGCGTTTACTCCCTTTTTTGCTAGGACTTCAGAGACGGTTTGTTCCCGCTTCTGCTTGACGAATCCGTCAAGTTGTTCGGTAAGTTCCTTGATACGCTTCTCATCAGCACGCTTGGCTTTCCTTAGTTTTTTAACCAAGGCATCGCCATCTAACTGATGGTCAGGTACTTCTACTTCGTCTTCTTCGTCATCCCAGTAGTTGTTGCTCATAGCAACCACCCTTTCTATTCGTTGTTAGTCGCAAGCCACAGTTCTATCCAGGGGTAGATAGGCTGGCTCTTGCTACCAGTCTTATACACCGCACGGGGCTGGTCGGTCCGTGTCGGGAATCTAGTATGTTCCGCCTAATTGTTTAGACAAAGATACGCCTCTTGTGGCGCCACTAGCGCCACTAAAAGCAGCAGTCTCAAGTCCTGCAAGTCTTTCTCTTGCTCTTTTAGCAGATGCTAATCCTTTAAACTCTTCTTCTTCTGCAGTTGTTTGAGTATAATCAATTCCTGCTTGTTTATAAATATCACTCAAAGTAGTAGTACGTGGTAATACTTGGGCAATATTGCTATAACCACGGCGTGCTCTTTCTAAATCAACGCCATAGCGTTCCAAATCAGATGCTCTGGCTAAGCCAGTATCTAATCCATACTGACCAGCAGTAGCACCAATTTCTGCAGTAGTAACCTTTGACTCTAGTTCAGGTAATACTTCTTTAGGATTCAAGAAATAAGAAACTATGTCAGAGTCTGTAATTGCATAGTAACTACGCAACTGCCTCAATATGGCTGGGTCACCCATCTGTAATCTTTCTACAGCAGTCTTAACACGTCTGCCTACTTCTGTATTAGATATATCATTACCAATAAAAGTAGCAAATTGAGTACGATTAACAAACCTTTGTAGCCCATACTGCCTTAATGTTTCTGCATAAGCGCTTTCTTGTAGCAAGTAATTAGCCTCTGAAAGGGCATTTAAACCTCTAGCCCTACGCTCTTCATTACCAGCAAAGCGTGCTTTATATACAGGCAATTGTCTTAATTGCAATACCAATTGCTCAGGACCTAGTTTAGGATTTAATAATCCAGCCTGAATATAGGTATTTAATTCTTTTAACTCATCTTCACTAAATCCATATGAACGCATAGTGGCTTCAATAAGTGCAAAAGCATCCCGCTTTTGATTAAGGGCTTGTTCTTCTGCAAGAATTTTTGCTTGTTGTGCATCAAAATCTTCTTTTGTAAGTGGTGCATCTTCCCATTCACCATATGTAAACGTTCCAGTAGCAGAATTAAAATACTTAGCACGGCGCTTTTTAAAGTCTTTACTGTATTCATACTCAACAAACTGAGGGCCATCGCCCTTTTTATTGGGGTCATAATCAGGGTCTGCTTGTTCAGGGCCTTCATATTCTCCGCCCTTACCATCAGCATAAATAGGAATCCTAAACCCAGTTCTGCTAGCACGATAGCGAAGAAGAGTTCCTGCTTTAGGAAAACCACTAACATTTGGGTCTGTTGTTTTAACAGTTGTAACATCAATTCTATCTGATGTTGCACCTTCACCTTTTGTGCCAGGAATAATTTTTGCTCCAACTGCTTTAGCAGTTTCTGAAACAATCTTATTAGCCTCTATTTGTGCAGGACTAAGCCCACTTACTGGACCTCGTTTAGTATATGGGTCAACTATTTTAGATTCAGCAATACTTTTCTGTAAGGCTGCTAATGGGTCAACATCTGGAATACCAATTTTTTGTAATCTAGTACGTTCATCTACAGAAGCAGCAGAATCTGTTCTACCAGCAGGTGCTCTTGATACACCAGTCCTTGCATCATATGCAGCATCTGCTCTAAAATAATCGTCATCTTCTAAGTATCTAGGCATTAACCGACCTTCCCCCACATTCTAAGAAGAGTATCTAAGAATCCAGCAGCACCTTCATTGGCTTTCTTTGTAAAGCGGTATCTAGGGTCTGACCTAACCTGCATTAAATAATCAAGACTTCCTGGCAATTTATCTCCTGAAATAGCAGCCTGAACATCTGGGTCAAAGATATCTACTTCGCCCTCAGATAGTTCTAGTTCATTAGTTTTTGCTTTCATAAACTGACTAGCAATATCCTTAACCTTCAAACCACCCTCAATGTATGGGGCTAAGGGTTTATACAAAGCCCGTGATGCTAATTGAATACTTCTTTGCTGTTCTTCTATAGAACCACCAGGCAACGTTGCTTCTGCTGCTTTCTTTTTAAGGTCTTCATCACTTAGTCTTACGCCATATTCAAAGGCATAACCTTTTAACTTTGTATAGTTATCGCCTATCTCTCCGCCAGCATCCTGCAAATCTATAGGCTTTACATTTCTAATACCAGTAGAAATAATTTTATCTTTTTCAATAGCGCCTTTGGTAATAAACTGAATACGCCATTCTTTAAGTAAAGTAGCAGAAGGCATTTGATAACCAGTGCCTGTAGAAACAGTATTACCAGTAATAGGGTCGGTTATAGTAACCCTAGTGCTCTTGCGCTTTTCTTCTTCTGTTTTTACTTTCAACCAATATTGCTCAGCAAGTGCATCTACATTATCTACAAGTTTAGGGTCACCAACCTGTATCTGAACTTCACGCATAAACTCAGCAATAGCGTCTGCTTTTTTAGTAAAAGCACTTTCGCTTATGCTAGTAGATGTTTTACCTGGGACAACAAGCCTACTTTGAATCCAACTATTAACATCATAAAAACCACTAGTATTTAATACATTTGCTTTAACATTACTAACGCCAGTAGAAAAGTTATCCGCTCCTATTTCGCTGAGCGCTCTACGTAAAGCATAAACAAACTCTGTATCTTTATCAGTTACTGGACCACCGCGAAGAGATGTTGTAAATGCATCTTGGGAACGATAGTAATTCTGTAATTGTTGTTTCCAATAAGTAATATTATTGGGGTCTTTTTTAATACTAGTTACGATTTGCTGTAATAACTCTTCACGGGGTACTACAACAAATCCTCTGCCATCAGAAGATGGTAAAATAACTATAGGTGTAGGAGTTTCGCCATATTTTTCTATCTTGCCAGTGACATAAGGCGTTCCGCCTACTTTAGCATCACCCTCTTGAAGATTAAAAGAACCATCAGTAAAAGATTCCCAGTCAGTTCTTGTTGAGCCAGATTTAACTACAGTATCAGACTCTAAAGAATCTACTGGAATTACAGCACCACCTACTGCAGTAGCAGGAGAAGATGCCGAAGGCGAACCAACATTTAATTTTTGCCATTTTGCAACATCTGCTTCAAATAGGGCCTGACCATTGGATAGACCTTGATAGTCTTTTATGTCTGGTCTAGGACCACCCTTAGTTACGGGTTTTGGAGGCATTAATCACCAGGCTTTCTGACTACTTGAAGTGGGTAATCGTATGTTTTATCTAGCATTGGTTTAATAATTGCTGTCCAGGCTTCGCCCAAAATAGGATTCTGCCTAGCAATATCTTGATATTGAGAATACATAGTTTCTACCTGTTGACGTAATTCTGTATCTCCCAAATACTGTCTAGCCACTGCATTGTTTTCCGTAACAACAAGTAACTCAGATGCAGAACGAACCATAATTTTTAATAAATCTCTAGTATCTAAACCTACTTCTTTTGGAAAAAGATTTTGATTAACAATTGTTTTTAACTCATTAAAATTAGTTCTTAATGTTTCTGTAGTTATAACTTGTTGTGTTTCTAATACGTGTTTTAATAAAGGGTTGCTTAATTTTAAGGCTTCTTTTTCTACATCAGCCTTCCGCATTATTTCAGTACGATAGTCTACAAAATTTCTGCGGGGATTATTAGGGTCATTAAGTAATCTTTCAACTTCTTTATCATACTGATAATACTCATACAACTGTTTAGCAACAGTAGTTCTTTCAATATAAGACCTTAATGCTGCATTATTATCATCAAATGCATTCTTGCCCTCTGGAATCATATCTGCTGCTTCCATATAAGCAATTACCCTAGGGTCATACTCGCCAACATTAGGAGCAAATATCCAACTAGCATTAGGATATTGTTCTATAAACTTTCTATTCTTAACACCCCAAAGATAAGTTTCCATTGTATAGTTTATTGCTATACCTGTTTCTCTAAGGTTTTTAGGAACCTGAAATATTAATTTGCCAGGTCTTTCAAGAGCGTGTAAAGAAACTGCTGTTGCATATGGGTCTTTAATAAAGAAACCATTCTCTTGGTTGTAATCTAATACAGCCCTAAGTATGTCGCCATATTCTTTTGTAAAAGTAACAGTTCCGTTATCTCTTAAATATTTAGAAATACCAGGAGTACCTAGCGCTAAAGGCGCACCATATATTGTATTAAATCCAGCCTTCTGTGCCAGCACATTAGCCACTTGAATTCGCCATTCATTTAAAAACTGTTGTGCTTTGGCTGGGTCTACATCTCCAGTGTCATTTAAAAAGTCTTCTGCTTTTTTAGGATTAATATATTGCATATAAGCAATAGCCTGATAAGCAGCAATTGCACCTTGATTATCTTTATATTCTCCGTCAAGGGATTTCATAAAATTATTTACAGCAGGCGGAATTGTTGAACGCCAAATTGTAGTGTCGTCTGAAATTTCACCTAATAAAATATTATCTATTGACAAACCAAACTGAGCAAGTTCTGGGCTTTGTAAACTTTGGGCTAATCTACCTACTAGAAAATCTCTAATACCAATAACAGGCAGTCCTATGTTAGGACCTAGTAGTGTATAAACACCAGAAGCCTCCATAAGAGATGGGTTTAAAATAGACAATTTTAATGTATACTGATTCCATTCAACTTGTTTAAAGAAACCCCAATACGGACTATCTTTAATAGATTGACCTTGTAAACCGCCTACACCTATTTTTCCTAAAGTATATAATCCTTGAGGTGTTCCAAGCATTACTATTGCTGGTGCTATATCTTGCCAAAAAACACCATCATTAGGAATTACTACATAGGTATTGTTATCATCGTCTGTGTATGTAATACCTGAACCATCGGTAGCGTGGCTTATATGACCTATTCTATAAGGAATAGATGTCGGATGTTTCAACATCCAACGCAAAGTTCTTTTACCAAAATCTTCAGTAGCGCGAATAAAACGACCAACTATTCGCATATTAAATGCTAATTGAGAACGCAATGTAGGATTATCTACATACTTCAACATATCGTTTGCTGCATTATGTCTTGCCTGATTAGCCATTACAGCAGCAGACTGCACTAAAGCATTTTCTCTATCAACGCCTTGAGAAACAAGATAGTCAGTATATAGTTCTTGATTTGCTTTTAACTTTCCTCTTTCTTCAAGTATTTTTAAAAAGTATACATCAGAACGTGTCAAGTCATTGCTGGTGCGGTCCATTAATCTAAACCCTGTAGCAATAGCATTTGTAGCAACAGACTTAATATCGCCTGCTTCTTTAGCAACTTTTAATACTTCTGGAAAAGCAACATCTGTTTTAATTGCACCTTTGATTACAAAACCTTTAGTTGCTTCTTCAAATTCTTCCCAATTTAATTTTCCAACTATTGTTCTCCAAGCAGTTGCTTCACGATAATATTTCTGTCTTCTTGCTAATTCGGCATCAGTGACTACCTCTTGAACACCTGCACGTTCACGCTTCAACATCTTATAATCAGAAATTTCTTGCGCTTTAAAAATCTTATCTACAGTTTCTGAGGCTTTTTTGCGTAGCAAATCAACCAATGCTTGGTTGTAACCTGAACCTCCGTGAAAAACATAGCGCATTTCAATAGCCATATTTTTAATAATTATCTTACTTATCTCTTCTTCTGTTTTTCCAGCAGCACGAAGTTGTTGAACTTGCCCAAACTCATCATTTATCTTTATTGCTTTAGCAATACTCTTGGCAGTAGGTTGTTCTATCCAACCAAACCAACCCATCATATCTTTTACAAACTCTTCAACATCTTTTTCAGTTTTCAAAGCATTATTATTCATAAATATACGAGTAGGCTCTACATTGTATTTATCATTTTTAGCAAACAATTTGTAAAAATAACTGTATTGAGCAAACTGTCTTTGAAATTCGTCTAATTGATTTGCTTTAATTAAATATGGCTTGGATAAAACCTTTAATCCTAAAGAATCAAATGCTTCAGTAAGTGGACTTTTGCCATAAATATCTTTAGCAAGCCTTGTTGCTGGTGCCAATGAATCGCCATAGGTAGAACCTACAACTGAACCAATCATTGCATCACTAACTGTGTCACTCTCTAACACAAAATGTTCAGTAAACCATTGTTTTTCTTCTGGAGATAATGGTTTTCCATATTTAGCAACGGCTGCGTCTACTAAAATTTCCTCTGGTGGCTTACCAAAAAACTCTTCAGCAGTTAAAAGTTCTTTTTGAATTATTTCTTTGCCAGTATCTGGGTCTCTTAAAGGAATTTCTACCATTTTCATAGAAGTTAATTCCTTGCGCTGTGCAGCCTCTGCAAACTTAGCAGGATTTTTTCCAAATAAATCAAGCAATATTGATTTTACTGGGCCTTGAAAACTAGTATCGCCTTTAATAGCAATATTAATATTGCTTAAAGCGCGGCCTTTGCCAGCAATACCATTAACCAGCAAATCTGGACTAGACACATTGGCTAAAACAGTAGCCTCATCAACTGCAGTTTTAACACCCAGTTTAGGAAAAAGATAAAGAAATACTAAACCACGATTTATCATTCTGGATATTTCGTTATTTGTAGAACCAGTCCACCATAAATATCCAAGTTTTTTAAATATGTTTTTGTATGTTGTGGGACCATATTTAAATTGAGTAGAACTTACCGCTCTTGTTCCTGGATTGCCCATACTGCCATAAACTTTTTGCAGTATGTCATCAAAATCAAACAGTGTAATACCATCCGTTAAATGCATAAATGCACTTGGCCCTGGTGGTAAAGTATCTATCTCGTCAAGATTTTTAAATATATCTGGAACGTCTTCTAAATAATTAGCAACGCTTGCTAGTTCAGAACCAACATATCTAGAGTTTAAAATACTTTCTACAAGTTCAACGCCTTTGTTTGTAGCGCTAGCACCTGCTATTTCCTGTAAGTATAATTTATCCAAATTATACATTATGTTAATTCGTTCGTTCCTGGTTGAAGATTTAAATAATTGAGTTATAAATTCTGCACGTAATCTATCTCCCGTAATAAGACGTGCATATTTTCTTAAGTTATCTAAACCTTTATCAACAAGGGCATCTGACCAAAAAATCTGACCACGAGAAGCAGGCATTGTTGTAAGCAACTCGCCAAATAATCTTCTAACATTTTTAATGCCATATTCTTTTGGTCTTGTAAGGCTTTTAAGTAAAGTTTCATTTTTAACAATTACATCTAGCATTTCTTCGGGGGCGCCAGCAACATCTAAAACAGGTCTTGCCAAGATTGTTTTTTCAAAATCAACCCAAGTATCTACAATTTCATTAGGCATAGGCTTGGCACCTATTACTACACCAGTATCTAAACCTTGAAATATTTTAGCGCTATATTTTCTTAAGTTATTAACAAATAAATTTTGACGTTTCTGTAAAGCAACCACGCCTTCACGGGCAGTAATAATGTTGTTTACGGTTCCATTTACTAATGAGTTAACGTATTGACCTGATTTAAAAAACTCAAAAAAAGTATCCATATCTGTAATAGGAACTTCTTTGTCGCCCTTAATAACAGTGCTTTTTACAAGCAAACCCAACCAAGCATCGTCATCATATTCAGGATGGTCTAGTGATATTTTAACCCTTGCAGCCCCAGCAGTAGTTAAATCTTTTTTATTTAAAGCATCTCTATAAACATTAAGGTCATTAATAAAATTATTATTTTTAGTAGCAAATGCAGGGTCGGTAAATAATTGTTCTACGCTTCTTATTAATGCTCCAGCATTTGCTGCATTTTGTAATTCTGCTGCTGATTTAGCAGACGCAGTAAGGGCCATACCTCTTGACCCACCAAAAGTAACATAAGTTAAAGGGTCTACTACGCCAAGAGCAACTATATCTAAACCAACACCTGGGTCTCCATACTCATCAGGTTTAAATAATTTTTCTGAAACAAACTCGCCATATTTATTTCTTGCTACATTTCGCATACCGCCAATACTTAAAACAGAAAGAGCAATAGCCTCACGTAAAGTATCGGTTGCAGTTGGTTTTTCTTTTAACGGAGCAAATCTTCCTGCCCAATCAACAATCTTACTTCCAAGATTTATTTTATGGCGAGAGTAGCGATTTGCAATTTCATCAAACTCTGGTGTTCCAAATTTAGAATATATGTTAACCATATCTTCATCAATAGCACCATATTCCCGAAAAATTTCTAGTTGATTTTTTCCGTCAAGAATACCTCTTACAAATACACCAGTTGCTCTGTTATAAAAGTTATCTAATTTATCTGTTTCTATTTCATTCCATTTATTGTAAGCATTCCAACCTTCGCTCCAATAGTCAGGATTAGTTGCTTTCTCAACTGCCTCTGGTCCGCCAAAAAGACTTAAACCTGCTTCTCTAGTTTTTTTGCTAAACTCTAAAGCGTTAAGAGCGGTATTTTCTACAGTTCTTACATAGGCTTGGCCTGCTGATACAAGGGTAGGCAAAGGTTCTCTAAATAACCTTACTATCCCTGTTTCCATAAAACTCTTTTTAAACTTATTTAAAAACCCTTTTTCATCAAGTTTGGCATACTCAGCCTCTGGATTAAAATCAATTAAAGCCTTTTGTATTGTAGGGTCTAAAGCATTAAAAGTATTTCTTGCATTGTTTATATCAGGGTCGGTCATTAAAAAGGTATTAAGGTTTGTTAACCTAGCCATACCATTCCAACGGGCAGACTCTTCAGGTGTAAACGCGCCAGCGTTTCTAACTTGAATCATTTCTGGCGTAGTTTCTAAAGTATCTAAATCAATAGATACTGGAATAAAACCTTGGTTTGACATAGGTTATCTATTCATTCTGTTGTAAAGAAACTCGGATACTCCTGTAGTGTCATACTGCAAAGCCTTTTCTATGGTGGTTAAGGCTGATACAGGTTGTGGGATGACTGACGATAAACTTGGTGTAGTAGGGTCATAATTAGCACCAGATGAAATAGGTTCATTTTTAAATTGGGTTGGTGCAGTAAAATCTACAATTGGTGGCAAAGCAACAGGTGTTTCTACAGCAACCATAGGTGCACCTGATTGCTGGTCAAGAACTTCTTGTCCAGTTGTTTGGCCCATATTAGACATACCAGAAATATATCTAACAGGTTGCTTAGAAACATTTAAATCTGTTCGCTTAGACATAGACCCAATGCCAGAAACTTCTTCTCTAATTGCCACTAGTCTTCGTCCTCTTCATCTAGATATTTTTTTAATTCTTCTTCGCTAGGCGCTTTATACGCTACCCAACTTGGGTAAGAAGATTTTTCCATTACAAAACTTAACGCTAACTCGCTACTAAATCCTGCCTTAAGTAAAGACTTATAGTATTCATTAAGCCAAATGCAATACATTTCTAACTCTGTGTATTCTTCATTTGCTACAGTACGCGGTTTACGTGTGCGCTGTGGTTTTTTTTTCCGCGGTGCCATAGTTACCTCCGAGTAGAAGTTCTTGCGCTAGCGCTTGCTTTTCCGCCTAACGTTAAGTTAGACAATAATGTTTGTAGTGATGGCGGGGCGCCTTCAGGAGAAGCGCCTCCTACTGGAGCGCCAGCGGGAGCAGGGGACGTTTGCTCAACCATTAGTTCGGCAGGACCAGCAGGAGGTAATTCTTCGGGTGCAAAAACTTCCTCTACTGCATCTTCAATGGTCACGCCTTTCTGGCGTGATTTAATAACATCAGCAATTTTCTTAATTATCATTGATGGGTCGCCGCCTTGCATAGCCATCTGTGGGATAGCCTGAGTATAGGCTTGCAAAGATTGAACTAACGACTTACGCATATTTTCAATTTCAATTTTTTCTTGCTCTTGAGTTACGTTAATACCAAATGGTAATTCACGCATAGCAAGGTCTGTTGAAATCAAACCGCCACCTAATGCTTGTAGCATAAAGATAAGACCCTGTGCTGGGTTAAGACCTGCCAACATTCCATAACGGACATCGGCTGAGTAGTCTTTCTTAATATCCTTGCTAGGTTTGTAGGTAATCTGGTATGGGCTACCAGCATCTACACCACGGATAGTCTTTTCATAATCAAAGAATCTTTCATCAACTTCAAAGCATACGGAAATAACATCGCGTAGCGCTGAAGCAAAAATAGCCTGAGCAGACTTGACTTGTGTGTCAAAGCCTCCCATAAGTGCCTGCACACCTTGTCCCGTGATGATGCTGGCATCAATGTTTCCAGTACGTCCCTCTGGATAACGTGTTCCTGTTCTTAGTTCTTGCTGTAGTAAAGCCTGTTCAGTAAATGCTCCAGGTGGAATATTTAAATCAACACGGCGAACACCAGCAGGGTTAGCGGTGCGGATAACAGCATCGCCACCCATTTCAAGTTCATTGACATCTGAAGGCAGAACAATTGGTGCTTGCACGGACTTCTCCGCTGCTTCCATCGCAAGTAATGCGAACCTATTGCGAAGCAACTGAATACCGAGCACGTCATCAAACTGACCACGCATCTCATCATCAATAGATGGTCTCTTAGCAACAACAACCATCATCTTGCCAATAGGGTTCTTGGCGTGAGATAGCAATAGGTTATTGCGCTCAGGAACATATAACACAGACTGCTCGCTATCGTAATAGCGAACAATTTCAATCTGTGCTGTCATATCAGACTTGTACATTTCTTTGCCAAGTAAGATATTTGCGTACTCAGGGAACTGTGAAGCAACTTCTCCAACAGGCATATAGTAACGCTTTGCAAAGGCAATGCAGCGTCCATAGCGGTCAAACTCTGGGTAAGCGCCCACTGGGTTTTCTATACGGATACGCGGCAGCCCTGCTTCTTCGTCCAATTCAACTATGAAAGGAACGAAACCAAATGTTATGTATACATCGGCTCCTGTATACATTTGGACTTGTAAGTCCGAGTGAGCAAAATAATTAGTAGCAATACGAGTGCGGGTGTCAGCAAACTTACGAGCGCGGTCATTAGCCTGATTCGCCGCCGAACAGTTAACTGACGGTAATGGCGCCATAACCTCGGAAAGGTCTCTCGCAACAATATCAATAAAATTTGCAACGACATTTGCATCTACACCTTCAGGAAAGAAATCTGGATATACAGTTGCAATCTGTCCTTTACGGACAGCAAGAACATCTTGTTGGCGCGAATCGCGCTCTGCAGCACGTTGACGTAAGTTCTCAACACGGGCTGAGATTTGTTCTATTGATAACATTGCCATCCTTAATTCATCGCTTCTTCTTGTAGTCTTTGTTGTTCTTGTTGTGCCATTAACATATAACTAAAAAATGCACTTGCTGCCATACCTATAAACCCTAAAGCGTTAAGTCCACCTAGTTGTGATGGTGGCAAAGGGATTCTTGGAACAGCCCCTGGCTTAGCACTATAACGATATTTTTTTACTCCTGGACGAACTACTTTTTGTTCATCCATCTGAGCACCTACAACAGAACGAGTTACTTTTTGTGCTCGCCTATTTTCTTCTTCTATAATTATTTTTATATCTTTGCGCTCTTTAGGCGATAATTCTTTATAAGCCTTTTGAAAAAGTCTTTCAGCATAAGACTCTGCCTTAGCAGAATCTGGGGTTGCTTTACCTAACGCTTCTGCTGGGCTTCTAACTTCTGGATTTGTAGCAGCGGCTCGGGCTTGATTATTCCAATCATTTAATGCTTCGGCCCGTAATCTTGCTTCTTCTTTAACAGACTCAACATCTTTTATTTGTCTGCTAAGCGGGCTAATTCCAGTAATTCTTTCATATTGTGTTTTAGGTTTTATTTCTCCACCAACAAAAGTTGACTCAGGATAATCAGCCGTTAACCCCATTGCTTTAATCTGACCAGGAGTTAAATAAACAACTTTACCTTTATACGTTACAGCACGCGGGGCAACATCTTCTATCTCTGAACGAAAAGGAATACCCTTTGGCAAAGTAACTGTAGGTTGTTTTACAGGTGTTGCTTTAGGAGCAGTTGCAAGTTCTTTACGTAATGCTTCTTTAGCCTGGTTATAACTTATACCGCGTTCTTTAGCAATTTGTTTAATTGCTTTATCTTTTTCTTTAGCAGTAAGTTCGGCTGCTGGTTTTTTAATAGTAACTGGTGCAGTCTTTGTTTGTGCTTCTTTTGCTTCTAAAGTTTCAGCAATAGTCAACATCGGCCTAGACTTATCAGGCTTAGATGCTTTTCCAAAAGGCGCTTTAGAAATCTCTTTTATGACTTCTTTAACATCCTTATTAAGCGGTGGCTTAGCCATCAATTCCTATCCGTATGTCTGCTGCCATTGCTCAGCAATCATCTCATCTAAATTAACACTATAACGTTTCTGTGCTTGCGCTCTTGTAGCCCAACGATTATGGGCATACCTTTGCACCACAGAATTCTGTTGCATAAACTCACGGCATCTAATAACGCCAAACCACAACGCCATAACGCAGTCAGTCTTACCTCTGGTATCAGGCTTCCAAGTAATTAACTGTTGTGTTAAAGCCTTAAGTCCTTCAGAACCTTCAGTGCTAGGGAGTTCAATGGTGTTGTTCTTTTGATGCTTGCCATTGCTTGTCGTTCCGAAAAGTGTGGACATAGATGCGACACCAAAGTTTGTGTCCCATTTGTTTTTTCCAGTGAAGTGAGCATTGAGGCGAACACCATAAGATGCCAGCCATTGTTGTAAGTCTGAGTCAAGGGCGTAGGCTTTTTGATGGGCGTTGATTTCAACGCGGAGTTCTTGCGGTTTATACTTCTGAACAAACTCTTCAATTGCTTGCCTAATCTTCTGTGGAGTTGGTTCTGCCATATCTAAGCAGTCCAACACATAAATCTTTCCGTCCATCCTGTTATAAGTCATAGCCACAAAAGCAGCACGACCAGCACCCATAGCAGGGTCAAACCCAACTACGGTATAGCCTTCAACTTGAGCAGGGTGTCCTGCAGCGCCAGGTCTTAGCGGACCTCGCTTACGCATTCCATTTAAAGAACCCTGAACTAATTCAGGTGGGAATATAGAATCTTCAGTTACATCTTCTTGCTGATATACAAGAGCCCACGTAGACGGAGTAACTTCGCCTCTGCGCCGTGCAAGGGTCGGACCATCCCACTTAGGATATAGTCCCTCCTCATCTGGGGTGTCCGCATCGCCATCCCAGGCAACATCCGATTTAGGCCAGAGCGTAGTCCAGTCTTTCGGCTTATCAGCATACTGTAAAACAGCAGGCATACCCATATACGTAAATGGGCTTTTGCCGCTTGACCAATGCTTCGGGTCGCGGAGTTCTTTATAAAAGTCATTCGGCGCAATTCGGGTCCCTACTACCAGCAACTTTCCATTCTTACCCAAACGGGTAATAACTTCTTTCTGTAGCCAGTTAATCTGCTTCTCGTGTTCGTGAGCATTGGCTGTGGTTATACAGTCATCAAGAATAATTAAATCAGCACGGGCACCATAAATTTGACCCCCCATACCGAGTGCCTGGATAGTCGGGTCTTTTTCAGATGAATCACGAGCATCGTTACCCAGATAGACGGTATCAACACGCCAGGTATCAGAGTCTTCTTTCCATCCCCCTTCTGGTC